TGCAATCGCCGCCGCGACCCATCCTGGTTCTAATATTCCCGCCACGACCATTGCAGTTAGTACATTCTGATATTCAAGCCATGTAACTTCAGTTTCCATGTATAAATGGAAATGACCGGGCGTAGAAGATTCTACTAATCTACATGGAAAATCTAAATCAAAAACTGGTCTGTGCAAAACGGCTCCGCGAATTCCCTGAAAAAGACTGTTGTAATAGATTCTGTTTTCGTCAGTATCAACAAGAGAAGAGACAAGGTTTGTTAAAGCTTCAGGTGTTTCCGGCTCCGCTATTACTGGACGGTCTTTATATTCTGCCGTAAGGTCGCCTTTAAAGTAAATTCTCATAGGTTTAGTCCCTTCGTTCATGGCATATTTACCAGCTTTAGATTAAAGTTGAATGGCTCGACGTGTTTATTAGCATCAAAATCAAGAATAAATTTTGATGCTTTGGGCGGAAATCTAACCCACAACCATTTATATTCATGAAAAACTGAACAAGAATATACTCCAACGTCTATACCTCTGAAGTGTCTTGAAAGGGCGAGTGCGACAGGACATTTATTGCAACTAGCCCGTTCTCCTTGTTTAATGTCTCGTTGGGTTACATTGATTGTAATTGATGGCGGTTTTAACTCAGGCATCTTCTTTAAAGTCTCCGATACTTCCCAAAAACTCAGCTATCATTAATCGAACTTCAAACATAGACATTGGCTGATTTACGGACATTCCACGACCTGCGTATTTATACCAACTTATTCGAACGTCCGACCATGCTAAATTAAACTTCTGAAAGTTTTCTGGATTTTCATCCATATCTGACCAATCGTAGGCATGGATGGTGAATATATTGTTCTTAACGTGCGCTCCGGTGTTAGAAAATGGATTGGGATCATCACGATAAGCGTCCCATAAATCAGCCATGACTCTAATTGCGCGATCGAGATAATCGGGACAATCTAAGTGCTGCCAGGGCTGCCCGTTCAGAAATTGTCCTAATTCTGGTTGATATTCAGACATTTATTTTCCTTTTACTACTTGATCGGCGGGTAAAAGTCCTGACCATCCTTTGGCGCGTAGTGCCGATAAGAGGCGTTCAATTTCATCTATCTGCTCCTCTCGAAGGGGCACCCCTTTTCGAAGTGCTGGAATTACAGCATTAAGAGTGCTAGTGTAATATTTATTTTTACGAGGCTTCTTTGTAGGTCTTTGAATTACCTCATGCTCTTTGAATACGGAAATTTGCTTGATTCCAGGCAGGGCTTTAAATAATTCAATCGCCCTTTCTTTAGTCAAGGAATCATGAACGATTTCAAGTTCATGCCTGTACGTATGAGGATTGTAATATCTAATTAACATATTTTCCTTTAAATAATTTTAAAGACTTATCCCAGGCATTCCCCCAAGACAATGTAGGATTTAAGTGGAAGGGAAGGATTGCTACCAACCAGATGATTGATAGCAATCCTATTACTCTATTCCTCATCTTCATCGTTCAGGTCGCCATCGATAACTGTGAGTGTAGTTTTTGCTTGTTGTTCACGCTCTTGCATTAAGTTAAGGGCTGCGGTGTGAATTAATGCTGTCAAGTCTGCGTCTGCTCCTTGAGTGGATGCAGATACAATATCTCTCTTTGAGTCAATTAATTTTGCAACGTGCGTGTCAACTGTTCTTTCACCTAGGAACCAATAGATTGAAGCGCCATGCAAATCATTAACTCGGCCCCAAATTCTTGCTTCGGCCTGATCGTGAATTGCAGGTGTCCATCCTAATTCCAAAAATGCTAAGTGACTAGCGGCGGTTAACGTGATTCCAATTCCACCAGCCGTCAGCATTGCAACCATTAATCTTATCTCGGGCTTCTCTTGAAAGTCGTCGATATTTCTTTGTCGAACATCTTCTTGCTGTCCTCCCACGATTCCACAAGATTGCGGGAAGCGCTCACGAATTGCATCGTAGACATTTAAGTGATCGACATATACAACTAACTTTTGATCTTCGGTTTCGGCCATAAATCGATCGGCCCACTCACAAAAAGCTTTAACCTTTCCAAAGCCTGCAAGGTGCTTTAGAATATTAAACTTGACCAATGCTTCGTTGGACGCGGCTCGGCTAACTCTTTCATTAGCATCGATCATATCTTTATAGTGTTCTTTGAGCCACTGAATGAAGTTGCGCTCTGCAAAGTCATACTCTTTACGATTGCTAAGTTCAACTAAAACCGGAGTGGAAATCTTAGCTGGAAGCTGGCCCAGGACTCCTGGCAGGAATTGATATTCATTCAATTCAAGAATGCGCGGCCACTCTTCTCGCGGCACGAACGTAGTGTCCAGAATATACTTTGGAATATTCTTAATTGGAATAATCCTCATATCTGGCGTAAGTACCATATCTTCTTTTTCGCGTCGCATGTATCCACGCTCGGTTAGACGTTGATGCATTTCCACCAACAATCCACGATTGCGACTCGAACAATAACGACTTTCGAATCGGGCTCGTCCACCAAACTGTTCAAGGATTCCCAATGCCTCAAGTTGCGACGCATATTCACTGGGTCGATTCAGAACCGGAGAACCACTTAACATGATTCTCATTGGAACTGGAAATCTCCAGTTGACTTTGTGCATAACCGTTGCGTCAAATCTTTTTCCAGAGAACAGTTCGAGAACGTTAACTGTGCGCTGTGCGCGTTCGTTCTTATATTGGTGAGACTCGTCCGCAACGATAGCAAACCATTTTTGTGCAAGGATCATTGTATAAAGAGTAGAAGGAGTGTATTCCCTTGCCTCTTTATCGTAATCCTTTTTGATTAACGATGGATTGCAAATTACAAAGTTACCCCAAATAGGCTGAATTCGATTTCCTCTCAAAATCTGAGAGGTATAACCGAACTTCCCGACCCAATCAGCAACTTCGCGTTGCCAGTTGATTTTGACTGTGGCAGGACAAATAATCAGCGCCCGCAAATCTTCACGCTTTAAGTGAGGATTGCGCTTTATTTCATCCTCCCAGGCTTCGGCAATTGCACAGAGTGCTTCTGCGGTTTTACCTAATCCCATTGGGTCGCCAACTAATACACCGTCACCATACCGACCCTTAGACAATCGAGACTCCTCAGTTTGCACTAATTCGTATTCGATTCCGGCGAATTGATATGGATGCAGTTTCTTAGTTGTTCCATAGTCCAGTTTGGGTCGCCAACTAGAGGCATGAGCGGATGACATTTCACGCAACTTTTCAGAGCGTGTGAGTATCCACTGTATGCGTTCCGAAACGCCCTCGTGAACTGTCCATTCTGTTGGTTCGGGTGGAATTCCACGAAACGAACCGTCAGGATACTTTGTATAACTAACGCCGTTAAACGCTGTCCATAAATACTGAAACAGCGATTTAACCGATGGTGCGTCTCCAGAAATGATCCAGTGAGGTTCATTCATTCGAGCGCCGCCAGCGGTTCCGTTATGGAATTGACGACCTACGATTTGTGAAACGCCTTGCCTAACAATTGAAAATTCATTTGTTGGAAGGTGTCGAAAACGAATGACGAAACCCATACTCCTATCGTCACAATAAACCTCTTTAATTGGTTTAATGACGATTTTCTCTTTGGGCTTCTCGAATTCTGGATTGGGAATCATGGAAACGTCCATACCCAATTCAGCTAACTTAGCCTTGTACCTTGAAGAGATAAGAAGAAACGCAGCAATACGTTGCTTAGGAACCCACTTCTCTTCTGTTAGAACTGCGAGTCCAACAATAAAAGGATCAGGCTCCTCAGAGCTAAGGGACCAATCTGACAATTTCTTAACGGCCTGCATTAGAAGAGAGGGCCCGGTTGGCTTAATCTCTTCCGGTTCAGGATCAGGTGATTGCAGATCGTATCTATTTGAACTGACCGTTCCAGTTGTATAGAATTCTTTCGCTGCCTGCGCTTCTTGCTTGATCTTTTGCGTTATTTCGGTGTGTGCTTTCGCAAACTCCATAAACGCTTTCATTGCATTTACGTCTAATGTTGCATCAGCCAATTTGTTTCTCTCTGTAGAGTCTCCTTATAACCACTGCGGCGTGGAAACATTTATCGCCGTGAACGCCAGCGACACACGGACAAGCGATTATTTTTACCTGGCCGTTTTCTATTACCACAAAAACGATATATTCAATTCCATCACGCCCATATACTCGATAATGATTATCATCAATTTTCCAGGCATGACGAAGATTAATCATATCCACCGACTTGACGCTTTTGGAATAAGTCTTAATCTGAGCCATATTCGTCCTCGAATTCTTCGACCCAGTCGAATTCTTCTTTGGGCTCATCCTCTTCCCAATCTTCGTCAAATCGATAGGGATAGATATCTCTATCGTAATCTATTTCCATTTGTTTCTCCCTTAATTAGAGGTTATGATTGTTGCGATATCCCGACCCTGACTACAATCATCATTACCGTCGGAACGACCTCGTTTGTACTCGGGCTTGGAACCGAGTTGCAACATTAAATCAGGGCTGGTGGGCCTTTCTTTATCATGCAGTTACGTACGATACCTGCAATCCTTGTCTCACCAATTTAACGCCCCCGGTTCGGCGCACCCTGATTTCCTCTGTTAAATAAATATGACGGCTATAAGCCAGGGGCTCACGCCGCCAATAGATAAATGATACGCGCTCTTATTTACGTGTCAATACACTTGTTGATGTACATTATCTGATAGCATTACTATCACTATATTGCTCAATCTTCTTTTTCTAAAAGTTTTCCAAAACCTAACGCTTTCAGTACGCCACGATCAAATTCACTCATCCATCCAACTTTCTGAGCGCAGATCGGGCCGATACCATTTTCAATAGACTCTGGATCAGTTAAGGTACGACCACATATTCCACAGCTTCCAACCATTCTTCCGAATAATGTAGAAGCAGAATAGGGATCATCTTTAATTGTTTGAAGATACTTTTGATGCTGTCCCTGATAAGCTTGGCCGGGTCGTTGCGACCCGACCTTTATCTTATTGTCACTGGACATTAAACTAACAAATACCCAATCTTTCCATTTAGATCGAGCATCTACAATGTTATCGATTACATAAAATGTAGCATGATCGTCAGCCGTCATTACTGCATATCTTCCCGACGGCACTGTACGCAAATCCAGGGGTTGAATCCCTAGCTTTATCTGATCGATAATTTGATTGGCTTGTTTGTCAGCCGATAGAACTTCAGCGCGGATGCAATTTAACAAGCCGCGAATCTGACCGACCCGCAGTGTTTTGTAGTTTGCATAGGCGATGTTCATTGCCATTACAAAATCATTGGCAGTACCATTTTCTACGTTCTCTTTCATGTAAGAAATGGCACTGTCCAAGAAATCGATTACGTTATCGTTATCGGTAAACTTCGATTCTGTAAAATAAGTTTCGATAACGTCAATAAGCTTAGGACTAATTGTGTTATAGCTCATTTGTCTTGATATACAATCCAAACTATAGCAAGTATAAATCCTAAAGTTAAAAACGTCATTAGAACCATAGCTGTGTTGAAATCCATTTCTCTCCTTATGACTCGACTTGGGACGAGTCTGCAACATTAATTCCGGCTGGTGCGCTGCATCCTAGGCATCTTTACATCACACCATTTAACTACGTTTTGGTAGCACCGGAACCCCTCTGTTAAACGCGACGAATAACTATTCTCATTTAAGAATCTAAATCATCCTCATAATCTAGATTGTCTATATGGTCTAGCCATTTAGTGGCTACCTCTTGCGGAGAAGGGTCAAATCCTAAATTAATTTTAAAACTACAGTTACATTCTAACCAGATGCCATCATCATTGGTGGTATAAGAAAGTCGTCCCTTATGATCTTCGTACATTTTTCTCCTAATTTATTGGTGCGGGATAAGAGACTTGAACTCTTACGTCTTTTGGACAACAGATTTTAAGTCTGTCGCGTCTGCCAATTCCGCCAATCCCGCGTGCCGCCGACAGGAATCGAACCTGCAACTCTCGGATTAAAAGTCCGTTACTCTACCAATTGAGTTACGGCGACATTTAAAAACATCGACGAAATACGATGCCCGTAGCGCCCGCGCCCGGGCCGGTCTGACTGATCGCCCTAGTCTATGGCGTGGAATGTCACTCGGACTGTCCTGACTTACGCTTCATGGCTTCCAGCATTAGCTCTAACTGAGGTTGATTGGTCGCCACGGTCTTGTCATATAGCTTTCTTGATTCTTTAGCCAAATTTAAAGTAAGAGGTTGTAAAGATTCCATTACTTTTTGTTCGCATCGAATACAAGTATCGACGTGGCCCGATGCTGCGGTAAATCCAAAGCAATTAGATGCTTTCCAGCGCTTATACTCTTCTGACTTAAAGTCGAAACTGAATGCATAAACCGGCTTTAATTCCTTGCAAAAGACACAAGTTTTAACGCAATCGTTGCAGTAATGCCAGTGCGAAGATTCTGTTTCGTAAGGAATTTTATGGCATCGCAGGCAATCATTTAGCACGTCATTAAATACATCCTTTTTCATGTTTTCCAATCTTCTGGAAATACAATTACAACGGGCCCCTTAATTATTGCAGATAATTGTTCTGATTTCTCATGCAATAATTTAGTAGCTTTTTCATTGAAGAGTTCTCGCGTAGTAATTGAGAACGAATCTTCTCGAACAACCATTTTGCTTCCATCATTTAATTTTATCACTCGGACTTTTCGTACCTTAAGTAGGTATTCGATAAAGTCCTGGCGTTTAAATGAGGAGTAAATAGAGGCGGGATTAAGCTTTATGGGCACAATCCCGCCATTCACGTTAATTCGGTATGCCAACTATGGATTTCTCTTTTCGTACACTTTCATGGCGCCTGTCAAACTTGTGTGGTAATCGCCATGCATACAGTTAACGCCATAAATTGTACGCTCGGGATGATACGGGTCTGCCTCATATGTAAAAACAAATCGCCAGACTACATATGGATGCATCGGATTATCTCTTAGTAGACACAGAACAATTCCGTGCTTTCCTTCAAGTTCTCCCCCGCGCGAATCGCGCCACTTAAATTCTAGAACCTCTCCTCCATTGGGAAGAATTTGGCCTATTGTAAGTGGCCGTTCGGTTAAGTTGGAGGCTATTTCTTTCTCCACTGCCTTATCATGTGCATTTCCCATACATTTCTCTCCTAAAGATTTTATTTGCGGCTCTAACTCCCTCTGTCGCTTCGCCACTCCCGTACTACAGGCTACGTCATTGCGTGGCTTTCCCGCCTTAAACTCTAAAAAGTAGTAGTTAACCGAGAACCTATTATGAAACAGCTAACTACTACTTTTTAAAGTGTAACAATCAGGGCTGGTGCGCTAGTTACCTACTCACACCATTTAACGCCATTGACTCACGCGCACCCTGAAAGTTACTGGAGAGAAAACGCTACTTTTTCACAATCAGGATAATCTTCGCATTGTTCCAAACAAAGATCACACTGACCGTGCATACCCGCATATGTTACTGTACAATCCTCACAAGCTTGAATGCTATCTCTTCCCTCGAATTGAAAGAATTTCATTTGTGTAAGTATCTGCGACGCGTTATCTGCGCCGCTCTGAACTTAAACGCCGATCTCATAACGGATTGCGGTAAGTCTTGTTTGAGAAACTTAACTTCTACTGAATCCACTTTAACTTTATGCTGTAACTCGCATAGCGGACAATTATCAGCAAAATAGGTGGAATTCTTGCGAAGTTGGAGTCCGTCTACATTACAAACTGATCCGTTATTGTGTTGCAGAAACGCCCTAAATTCACCTTTATAAAAGACTGTCCATTTAACGCAAAATCCACCAGAGAATCCGCAGTGAATTTCATCGCCAACTTTCAGTTCGTGAATTGCTAGGATACGTTGCGAATCAAATACCATTAAAGAATCCCTTCTTCATGCGCCTTAAGAACTCGATTAGCTCTGTTTGCCGCAATTTGCATCACACAATCAAAAAGATCACGCCATAACTGGTTAACTTCAGGGTCGTCAATTATAGGTGATCGGTATTCGGTATGTACTGCGTCACGAGCTAGACGCATTATTTCATCGACTTCTTTTTGATCCATATTCTCTCCTAATTTGCGCTCCGGCTTGGAACGGAACTTGCGCATTAAATAATGGCTGGTGTGCATAGTTCGCGCGCTGAACAAAATCCTGAGCGTAGACCGCCCTACGTAACTATCCATTACGTTTAGCGGAATGATCGACTCGTTAATACTGCGTTGA